ACCTGACAACTTGTTCTAAATTACGTACATGTTTCTTAATTTCTCTAGTGTATTCCTTTTGTATATTCTGATACTTCGCTTTTCCTTTAGGAGTCTTTAATTTATCCACTTGCAATTGTAGTTTATCAGATACAAATTTCTCATATTCTCTTGCGTATTTACTAGGATTTTTAATAGTTTCGCCTGCTCTTACTTTACTATTATAATATGTTTTATATGATGCACCAGATAACTGACCTGTCATTGATGCTTGTAAATTCAAAAACTTTTTTAACATAGGTGCGTTAATTCTTTGAAATGTTTTACCTGTTTCAGATAGTATTTTTGTAACTGCGTCTGTTTCTGATTTATTAAATGTTGCTTTACCAGACACATCTTTGTATGACGCATCATCCATCCAAACAGATGATGTTTTTGTAAGTTTGTTTATATCTGCACCAAAGGATGCTTTCATACTCGGTAAGTCTTTACCAGAATATGTTGTATGCCAAACTACTCCAATCTTTGCTTTGTTTATTGTCTTTGCAAAGTCAGAATCACTAGGAACAGCATAAACAATAGTGTTGGGTTGAAATGTAATATATGAAACACCATCGATCTTAGTTTTTCCAAGATCATTTGTGAACATGAGGTCACCTTGAAGTACACCTTTAATATTAAGTTTTGAAAACTCTTTGAGAGCGATCTTAAACTTTGAATTAAGTTGACCAGATAAATCATCGTCAATCTCCTTATCAGTTTTATATAATTTTGGATTTACGTTAAATACAGACTTCTTCGCAACAAAGAACTTACCATCACTAGGGTCAGTACCTGCAAAGATAGCTGGAGCTCCATCCCACTTAACAGTCATATTAACAGATGATCTACTTGCACCTGCTAACATATCTCTTAAACTTCTTAAAAAATTTATAGCTGCTCTTCCACCTGGTACGCCATGATTAATAATCTCATCTTCAATATGTTCCATGTGAAGATTTTTACCAGCTTGTTCTTGTATAAAACTAAGCATTATTCACCACCTCCATTTCCACCATTGCCACCTCCGTTTCCGTTTCCACCATTTCCGTTTCCGTTTCCGTTTCCATTACCATTGCCGTTGCCATTTCCATTTGCAGGTGTCTCATCACCCCCACTTGTATTTTTTGGAACGCCAAGAATATATCTTCCCTTATATCTTATTTTTTTTGGTACGCATTGTTTTAATTTTTTATCGTACTTCATACCTGGTGGGCATCTGTTATCGTTCATTAAATCTTTATATGTTTTCATTACTTTGTTGCCAATGAGTTATATTTTACTGCAAGAGAATGTTGTCCTAATTTTTTTACACCTGCATGACCTGATTTGTTAGTTCTAATAGACATCTTCATAATTAAACTATCTGAACCAGACTTTAATTCTATTTCCCAATTTTGCTTAGAAGTTCTACTAGGATATGCTTTTACAAAATCTACTTGTGGTATGAATACTCCTAAAGCATCTTTTTCAGTTATCTCTGAATAAGTTTTACCAGCTGCTTTAATTACCATTGTAGGTGTGTCTGGTGCGTCTCTTAAAACTTCTCTTTTAATATACTCTAAAGTATTTTTTCTATTTGCATTAAATAGTTTAATAACTTCTTGTCTCATTATTTCAAGATATGTATTATAAAGTTCTTCATACTTTTTATTATTCTTTTTGTCAAAGTCTCTTAGAACTTGCGATGTTTTTCTATCTTTTTGAAATCTATTTGCTGGTGGCATACCTGGAACTTTACCATGTGCTTCTTTATGTACCTTAGCATAAATCCCTCTCAACTTATTACCTTGTCTGAATGAGTTGAATATAGTATTAACATAAGTGTTTAGTTTAGGTTCAGTAGTTTTCTTTCCACCTGCTTTTAAACTAACACCTAATATTGATTTATCAAAATAAATTAAAAATATATCACCTGGGTGTCCACCTGGTACACCTGCAGGTTTAGATTTGTTTGTTGGGCCCCATCTAGTCTCAACTATTTTTTTATCTTTGTTTTGATCTAGAATGTATTGATGAATTGCAATAGCATTGTTCATCTTATCTTCAAACTTTGATGAAGTATCTGCTCTATTAATTATCTCTTGAGCTTTTTCTACATCAGCTGGTATGACACATTTAAGTTGTTTAAGATTAACATCTAACAAGTACTCATGAAAAGATTTAGCATCTTTTGGTTTATATTTTTTTTCAAATGCAATGCATGGAAACAGTTCAGTAATTGAAGCATTTAAAGTTGTTTCACCCATTCCACCCGATTGTGGTTTAACAAATATTCTAAATGCTCTATCCTCAAACGTACCATCAATAGGGTCTACACTAGATTGTGAGTCTCCTAGTTTTGCATCTACCCCAGCTTGTCTTAAATTTCTTAATATCTCGTCTCTATCTGTCTCTCTGTCTGGTGAACGTACAATTATAACATCTCTTTTAGATGAAGAAAGTTTACTAGATTTTGAATAGTCTAATCCTCTAAAAATATCAATAGGAAGATTCATAGCATCTTCTTGAATAAGATTTGAAATCTTTTCAACGTGATTTACTAGTTGTGTTTGTCTGCGTCTAACCTGTTGTACGTATTTGTTGATAGCCATCAAGCCCTCCATTTATACAAATTAACAAGTATTTATTCGTCTGTTGGTCGCATAAACTTTGGGAATTCAAAGTTACCCCATGTGCAATGTTTATTCTGAAACTTGCAAAATTCCTCTGCATCCTCTTTAAATTCACATTTATGCACGATATGGTTAAACTTAGTATCCCTTACTTTATAAGATTGTCTCTGACCTGGTGCTATTTCAATCTTAAACCTTGAGTTTTTGGAACTTTTCATATCTAGACCCTATTGTTGATTTATCAAATAATGGTGTATCGTCTTCTTGATTCTTGTCAACGATATCATCTTGAGCTTTTACTTCTACATCGTATAGTTTCATTTTTGCTCGATCTACTCCAAGCACAAATCTTTTATTAACCGTAGGGTCATTGTATCTATTTTTAAGCTGTTTGACAGCCATCTGATTTAATTCCTCTAACTCATCTGTTGAGATAAGCGCAAACATAAAGTCTGCTGTTGCTGGTAGTCCAAATGATTCGGATGTATCTTCAAGTCCGATATCAGTTGAAACAAATCCACTTCTTGTTGTCTGTGTTGCTGTGACTATTGGTAGATTATTCTCTACTGCTAGTCCTCTTAGTTCCTCTGCTATTGCTTTTATTATTGTATATGAATTAATATTACTTCCACCTCTAAATCTAGATGAAGCACATATATTTAAATAATCCACAAATATAATATCTGGTTTAAATGATTTCTTAATTGCTAGTTCTTGTATTAACTGTCTAAAGTGATTAGTATGTGCTGATGCTGTAGGATATTCTTTAATAATAAGATTACCTGATGCTTTCTTTTTAACTTTTTCAATCTTATCTTGATACATTGTTTTAGGTAAGTCATGTAAATCATCAATGCTAAGATTCATTAAGTTTGCATCTATTCTTTCAGCAATACGCTCCTCTGCCATCTCTAAGGTAATGTATAAAACATTTTTACCTTGAGATAGACAGTTAGAAGCCATATGACACATGAACAAAGATTTACCTACACCTGTGCCAGCAAGTGCAACGTTCAATGTCTTTTGAGGTAATCCACCTTTTGTAATCTTATTAAAGAAATCTAAATCAAAAGGTATTCTTTCTTCTACTTTATGGTAGTAGTCAAATCTCTCAGTAGAATCTTGTAAGTAATCATGACCAACTCTATTATCAAATGAAACTGCTAGTGCATCTGTAAGTAAAGTAGGTAAAGCATCTGGTTTACGATTCTTATCTCTGCCTTCGATGATAGATATTCCGTCAACGATTGCATTGTATATTGCTTTTTCTTTACACCAGTTTTCAGTTGTATCACATAACCAATCGATATCAACATCTTCTTTTTCAAATGTAGATATTGTCTCTTTAATTTCTTTGAACTGAGACTCAGATAAGTCTTTACGATTATCTATTTCAATTTGTATAGATGTTATCGTAGGTGTCTTATTATATTTCTCTATAAACTTTACTATCTCTTGAAAGATTACTTTATCATTCTTATCTGTAAAATAATCTTCTTTGATAAACGGAATTACTTTTCTAGAGTAATCCTCGTTCCAAATTAGATGCGATAGAGTTGTCTTCTCGATTGTTTTGTTCATCAATTATTTCCACTAATATATCACCAATGTATGTAAAAAACTCTTTGTCAAATACATCTCTTGGTAGTCCGTTGTTTTCTAGTATATCAAACTCAAACTGTAAAGTTGCCGTACCATCTTTTTCAATTGGTGTAACTTTACCATATTTGTATATAACACCTTGCCACTTACCTTCGTTTATACCTATACAAGTTTGTTTAGGATGATTAGGTGATTCGATATAACTATATCTCTTCTTTGGTTTCTTCGTTTCCACCATAAGAAAATTCCTTTTTAGCTGCATCCTCTAACTTACTCATTACTTCCTCAGTAAAATAAGTTTGAGGGTCATCATTTATTGATTTACCAAATACTTTTTTACCATCTGGTAGTTCGTACTTAGTAGATACTTTTTTAAATATGTCATACTTTTCAGCAAGTGGTAGTAAACCATAATACTTATCAAGTCCTTTAGTATATGTAAGTTTAACATCCACAATAGAATTTTCTTTTGTTAATCTTGACTTTTGGTTTTTACAATGAATAATATTACCAACGACCTCTGTGCCTACTTTATCTTTCTTCTTTGAAAGATATATGATAGAAGAAGCTGCATATTTTAATCCACTTCCACCACCCATTTCTTTCATAGGTACATATGAACCAACAACATCATAAGTATGATTAGTTACAACCATTGGTACTTTTGCTTTACCAAGTTTCAATGTTAATACTCTAAATGCAGCTTTTAATACTTGAGCTCTTGTCATGTCTCTAGTCTCTTTACCTTCTTTAGTATCCTCTACTTCTTTTGTAGTTGATAACATTCCTAAAGAGTCTAAACATATAAACAATGGTCTTCTTATATCTACATCTTGTTGCATGTATCTATCTAATACTGATATTGCTTGTGTTCTAAATTCTTGTACAGTTGTTACAGGTACAATAACCATTCTTTCTGCATCGATACCTCTATCAACAACCATCTTTTTAGTAATTGCTGATTCTGACTCAAAGTAAACAACACCACCATCTGGGTTTGCATCTAAGAAATGTTTAACCATCCCCATAAGAAAGAAAGTCTTACCAGTTGCAGACTCACCTGCTAGTGCTGTAATTTTATTTTGTGGAAGTCCACCATATAGTGAACCAGATAGAAGAGCATTAAAAATATATGAACCTGTATCAATGAAGTCTGATACATCACCACTTTCGATACCATCGTTAGCCAATGATGCATATTCATTACCAGTTGTTTTAATTATTTCTTTTAGAAAATCAGTTCCAGCCATAATTTACTCCTATTATATATCAGTTCGAACAATATGTTTTCTTAATGCTCTAACCAATTCTTCTATCTTATCTATCACAGCAATTAAACTTTTATCTGTAATATAAGATTGTTGTTGTTTTAATTTATCATATTCTTTTAATGGGATAGTAACAGTACTACCTTCATTTTCGTATGACATGTCTTCAGCATGAGCCTTTAGACTTTCATACATTCTTTTCTCTTCACTTGCCTTACTCATTTTATTGCTATCGCTCCTATGAACATAAAGTTTCGCCAGAACACTTGCACATCTTTAAATCCAGCATTGTACATAAACTGTTTTAATTCATCGTAAGTATTAGGTTTTAACATATGTCTTAATGTTTTTTCTTTTGTCATTATATCATCACAACTAAAGCTTTCTTTCTTATGGTCGTAATACATAAAAGTCATCATGTCTTGTATTTGTGGATTTTCACAATAAACTTTTTCTGCAAACACTAAAGCTCCACCAGGTTGTAGTTGATTGTACACTTTTTTAATTACATCCTCTCTATCTCTCTTTGGCATAAACTGTAAAGTAAAGATAGAAGTTGCTAATGATAATTTATGTCTATAATCAAAATCATGATATCTAATATCTGCATGTAAAAACTTTGGTTCAATATCATGATTATTTTTAATTGTTTTAGTTCTTTCTTTTAAGTCTTTCTGAAAACCTTTTGCATATTCAACACCAACATAATGAGCAGATGGTGCTATATCTTTATTTGCTTTTATTATTCTTTCAGTAAGTTTACCTGTAGAACATCCTATATCTAATACATATGTTCCGTCTTCTATAAAGTATCTAGAAAAAGATACTACATCTTTTAACATATCTTGATAACCACGAATAGATTTATCTATATGATTATCAAAACCTTCGTCTCTATGTGCGAAAGTAAAATCATTATCTGGCATTTTTTATCACCTTGTTATACATTGATTCAGCAAGAGCTTTCATCATAAGACTAGGTACCATACGACCACATCTTTCACTTTTTTGTGCCCACTTACCTGTAAGTACAAAATCATCTGGTAATGAAGTAACTCTTTTTAATTCGCCAAGTGTAAATTTTCTATCATCATTCCAATGACAAACTCCAGCAGTTTTTTCTGTTGCACCCATCGCTGTAATAGTAGGACTAGGGTGAAACTCTGAAGCAATCTTTAAATTAAAGTGCCATCCTTTAGGATGATAGTCTGTACCAGTAATAACTTTATCTGGGTTTCTTGGCATCAAAACACATGTTTGTTTATAGTATGCTGTCTCTTTCCATTTTGTAGTTAACATATCAACTTCATCTTTATCATACTCTAAACCATCAAAGGCACCTTGTAAAGTAGTAATTGTTTTATTTGGCTCAGGAAATAAAGATGATAATGTCATAAAGTTTAAACCAACTTCATCCATGATATCATCACGTACTGCCATGAAGAAAACTCTTCGTCTTCTTTGTGGAACACCAAACTGAGAACAATCGTGTACTTTTGCAACTACTTGATATCCAATGTCTTCAAATGTATTTTGAATTTTATTAAAATATTGTTTTGCTTCTCCAACTGTTAGACCCTCAACATTTTCTGCAATAATAGTTTTTGGTCTAATAACTTCAGCAACTCTTAGAAACTCAAAAAATAAGTCTTCGATGTTTGTAACTATCTTACCATCTGAATAAGATTTAGTTTTACCAAACCCATCACTATGTACAGTTCCCTCTCTTGCAAGAGTACCACACATACTAAATGCTGAACAAGGTGGACTGCCATCTAATAATTCTAGTTCACCTTCTTTTAATTTTGTTACTTCTAAAAATTCTTTACCTGTAAGTTCTTTTATATCACCATCAAGAATTGGTGTGTTAGGATAATTGTCTCTGTAAGTATTTCTTGCCTCTTCAACAAACTCATTAATTGCAAGTATCTTACCACCAGCAAGTCTGTAACCTGTAGATGAACCTCCACCACCAGCGAAAGTAGATATAACTCTAAACTTATTCAGAGCTTCTCCAGCATGTACATCTTTCATTAAATAAGGTTTGTATTTCATATCATAAATTGATTTAGTGTTGCACCTTCAGGTTTAGGCCAATCTCTAACCATGTCCATCACTCTTGATCTTCCTTTATAGTTTATCTTTTTATTATTTAGCAGTCTTTCAAACAATACATTTATTTTTGAATCTAATTGTAAGTTTAAATGTTTCTTAACGTCTTTGTCAAGATTAAAAGCAGTTCTTACGTGATGTTTTTGATAAGGTTGATTTAATTGATACCAATCCATACTATAAAAATAATCTTTCACATTCATTCTTAGATATGGTGTAATAAATTTTTTATTATACATATCCGAAACTTTTTTATGCATTTTATATCCAGCTGCATTTTCTGGTAAAAAGTATTGATCTCTAAACTCATCAAACTTTTCTTTAGTATGTTTATAATGGATGTTTGCTTTTTTACTTACTCCATAATAACCATCTGCTGCCCAACCAGAGAGTACATAAGTCTCTGCAATCTTTGGGTACACATGTAAAAAAGGATACACACATTCATAATGAGTTTTCTTTTTGCATCCTAAACTTACCAACTTGTAAAAGTCTTGTTCAAGTTTTGTAGTGTCTATTACAGTTCCTACAAATGCCCAATTGTGATTCTTTGCAATCTCTTTAGCCTTATTATAATCATAAGAGGGCTCGTTGTCAAGGCAAAAAGAATATGCTGTTATAGTTTTTCCTAGTCTATGAGCTGCCAATGCAACTGATATACTATCAACCCCACCAGACAATAATACTGCCACGTTTTGATCTGGTGTTGTTTGTTCTATATTTTCAACTAATAGTTTATCTATCATACAAAAAATTCATCTAGAGTACCTTGAGTACCATAAGTTCTATCTACATTCCATTTAATTTTTTCAGTAATATAATGTAGAGGTTCAATAAAAGACTTTTCAAATTGTGTTTCATAATCAACAGCAAACTTTATTTCTTTTGGTAATGAAGTAATAAATGAAATACTAGAAGATTGATATATGTTTGGTAATTGCATATGTAAAAATTTAATCTTATCACCCTCTTGTATAAATGGGTATTTGTGAGATAGTTTATTTTTCTTAACTAGATAATTATATAATATAGCACCTTTGACATGTATTGGTGCTCCCTTTTTAAATAGATTGTGTGATTCAGTCCACTTATCTAGACCATTCACACTTCTAGGATATGCCACATCCTCTGGTGGTAATGTTAGAAACTCAGTTCTAAAATTTTGAATAAATATATTTAATTCTTTTTCGTTACCATCCATAATAATACGTAATGCTTGTTTAATTTTTTCACGACAAGGTGCTGGTGTTGAAGACTTAACTGCTTCTATTCCCATGATTTTTAATTTAGGTTCTTGATAACGAACACCTTCAACGTCATGTGCATTTAAAATATATCTTTTCTTTGCTGTCCATATACCTTTGTCTGCAATCACTTCACGTTTCATTTGCATTTTCTGATCGTATGCGTGTGTGTAATCAGCAAGTTCTTGATACGCTTGATTAATAAATGGTTCTACTTTATCTTTAGCTATTTTATCAAGAAAGTCAACTGGGTTTTTTGGATTAAATTTTTCTATTAGTTCATCAAATCGAATATAAACTGAGTCTGTATCAGACGCAATAACATAATCAACATCTTTTGTTTGATTTATATTATTCATGTATTCATTTATCTTATGTTCAATCCAACGAATAGATAGTTGACCAGAAGTGGTTATTGCTTCTGCCATAGGTAAATTGTAATATCTAAACCATTTGTTACCAATCGCACCATAAGCTGAGTTAAGTGAAATCTTTCTTGCCATTTGAATATTATCGAACTTAGATATCATTTTTAATAATTTTGCATTTTTAGTTTTTTCATATTCTTGTTTAGCATCTAACATTGCTCGTTTATACTTAACTCTATCATCATACATTGTTTGCATCATCTCAGGTAAAAAACCTTTTTTATCAGTTCTAAACAAAGCACCATTTGGTGTCATGGTAGTATTTTCTAATATAGATGTATCAACTGATTTACTTAACATCTTATCCACATTCATATTAGGTACAGTTCTTTCACTCTTCAATGTTTCTGGTGAAATATTATATTGCATAATTAGATGTGGATACAAACTATTCAAGTCAAAAGACACAACCCATTTGTGTTCGCCAACCTGTGGGT